CTACTTCCCGAGTCGCTTCGCCTTCTCCCGCTCCTCATTGAAGCGCAATGCCTCCGCCCGCGCCTCGACATAGCTGTTCACCGCGCCGGCGTGCCGCAACCGGCACTCCTCATAGAGCCGCGCGTCCTCAGGGCTAATCCGCGCCAGCGTCGCCACCATCGGGTCCGGGATCAGCGACAGCGGCGGGCAAGGCGCACTCAATCCCTCCGTCAACTCGGCGGGTACAGGTGCTGCCGATTCGGGCGGCGTTGAGCTGCCGAAGCAGGCCGTCAGAAAGACGCATGGCAGGATCGGCCATATGCGGATCATTGGCGATTTCCCTTTCGATAGCGGGTTGAACGATGGTCTGGTGCCAGGTGCGGATAGCGGCGACTTTCTGCGCCAGATCGCGGTCATTGCTGTTGACGATCGCCACCAGCCGCCCCTCACTGCGGCGCAGGGCGATCTGCAATATGTTCGCCTGCACCTGGCGTTCGAATGCAGCGTCCTTCTTTGCCCGCGCATAGCCGCGGTGATCGATCCAACCCAGCGCGCCCAGCACAGCCGCGACGACCAGGGCATGCGGCAACAGGCGAATGAGCCATGCCGGCATCACTGATCTCCCTTAATGACTGTCACCTGATCGCCATCGCGGATCGGCGCGGGCGGATCATCACCGCCGCCAGTCGCGCCAAAGCCGGAGCCGCCGGGCAGGTCGACCCGGAAGCTCTTCAGCGCCACCACCATGGCAAAGCCCAGCGATGGCACGCCCAGCAGCAGCAGCGACCCATAGGCGAAATAGGCGAGCGGCCAGATCTGCATCAGCCGTTCGGACATCCGCACCATGTGGGTCAGGCTGCGCCAGCTCAGGATGAAGGCGCCCGCCCCGGCCACCGCCAGCAGGCACAGCGCCACCATCATCCGCCAATCACGCGGCGGCCAGCCCGGCGGGATCATGCCTCGTTCCGCGAAACAGGCACGCCGCCGTCGGTCAGCCGCACGGGCTTGCCATAGACCGGCCAGCCGATCGGCCAGCGCCGCGCGATGCAGCGGCTCTTCTCGATCCGCATGACATTCACGGCGTCGCCCTGGTTCCCGCCCAGCACATGATAGCAGGTGGCGTCCTCGCCGACATAAAAGGCGACATGCCCGCCCCCCGTCCGCTGGAATACCATGATCGCGCCGGGCGAAAGCCGGTCAGGTGCCAGATTGGCGCCCCACACCTCCCAGGCCGAAGCCCGCACGCCCACCTTCATCAGGCCCAGGTCGACGCCGGCCTCCTTCAGGCACATGGTGATGAAGAGCCCGCACCAGGGCACGCTGTCGGCATTGTAAAGAATGCCCAGCACCTTCGCGCCGAGCAGCTTCGCCCACCCCATGATGGTCGCGCTGTTGCCGGCGCCGGGCACTTCGCGCGTGCCCACCTTCTTCCGCGCGGCCAGAAGCCACGCGGGTTCGATCGTGTTCATGATGATCGCTCCAATGAAAAGGGGCGCCAACGGCGCCCTCAGGTTACAAATTACGATTTCCTCAGCCGCCCGAAGGCGGCGGGTCAGCCGTCAGACGGTAACAGGCCCCGCGATAGGAATGCTGCGCTTCTTTTCCAGCCGCACCCACAGGAAGCTCAGAACAGGCTTTTCGATGATCCAATAGAGTGGCGCGGAAATGGCAATGGCCAGAATGCCGACCCCGAGTGGAACGAAATCACCAAACTGCGCCGGCACATGAAGTTTCGAAACAAACCGATAGATGATCGAAATGACCATGCTGTGCGCCAGATAGATGGAGAAAGTTGCAGCCCCGATAAGCTGAAGGATACCTGACGACTTCACCAACCCCTGCATTTCCATGCCGACTGCCCCAGCGAGGATCAGGGCGAAACTTACACCATAGACCAGCGTGTATAGGCCACTTGCCTGCGACAGCTGCAGCAGGACGTCTGCATAGGCTGTGACGGCCAGCATCAATGCACCAAGCAACAGCGTCATCTTCGCCACTGCCTTCGTCAAATCGCCCACGAAATAGGCGACCGCGATACCCATGAAGAATTCCAGATTGAAGGCGTCATGGAATACCGTCCAGAAGGTCGGCCGATCATATCCCGATGCGTGCATGGCGATCATGACAACGATCCATGCCCCCATCAACACGACACCGATCAGCCGCGACCAGATCAGCACCGCGAAGACAGTGTAGAACAAGATCTCGTGAAACAACGTCCAGGCCACCCAGAGAGGCGGCTTTTCCGAGGACAGTCGTACAAGGGAAAAGGATGACAGCATGTCGATTGCCCCGGTGGCGACCGGCGCCGTAGAAAGGCCAATGCCCACCAGCAGCAGAAAGCCTATCAGGAATATCCAGTAGACCGGATAGATCCTTACAGCACGACGCAATGCGTAACGTTTGAGCCGATCAGGCCGACCGATGTCGTTCCGATGAGCCATGAAAATGATGAAACCGGAGAGGACAAAGAAAAAGTCGACACCATGCATGCCGATTTCACCCGCACCGCCCCACGCGACCGTTCCGCCGTATTTAGGCAAAGCATACATGCTGGCAGCATGGTAGAAAACGACCAGCATCGCTGCAATGCCTCGCCCTGCCTGAATAATCGTAGAGTTAAATCGCTTGGCTTCGCCTTGATTCATGAGACTGCACCTCCGAAATTTCGCGTAGCAGCAAATAATCCCCATGTCATGCGCCGTTGCGGAAAGGAAATCAAAATTCCGCAGTAAACTTAAACAGATATTGCAGGACCGATAGATTTCCCTCCCAGCATCAGCCTAGTTCAGAAAAAGAGAAACGTCGGCTCCATGCTGATAGTGATCGAACCGCTGGCGATCGACACTGGAACGCCACGGCAATCCGTCGCCGAAACAACTCCAAGCCCCGCCAGTGACAAGACCTGCGTCTTCCAGTCCGCCATCCAGACAGCACGAAAGCGCCGGCCGTCCGCAGTGAAGCCGTCCCTATGGTAACGCGGATAGATAGACTTGAGCGACCCCATCTGCCCGCCCGGAATGAGGCCCGCGACATAACTGAGCGTAAGGCCGGCAGGCTGGACACTGGTACCGCCGGGCGCGTCAAGGATCACAGGTTTCATCTGGCCCCAGTCGTCAGCGGTATAATACATCGCCCTGTCGACGATGCCCGCCATGGAGAGGAACCATCTGGCAACATAGGACGCCCCTTGCTGCGCAGTCATCGCGTCCGCCGGATCGTGGCCAGTAATCAGAACACCAGCCTCGTTGACATACTGGATGAAACCGCTCTCCGTGCTCCAGAGCCGCTTGTCTTTATACCCCTTCTGGTCTGCCATCCCGCGATAATTTTCAGCGACGAACCGGGCATATTCGGGTTGGTAGCTCGACGAATAGGCATGGAAGGCCAGCACGTCGCAATACTCGCCCATGCCCGCGTCCAGGAGCTTGGCGAAGACCGGGACGGACAGGATGCCGGCCGGACATGGGGACACAACGATCGCGTTCGGATCGATGCTCTTGATGATCGGATACGCAAGCTGACAGAGCCGCGCCATCTGGGCAGGCGTGCCGATCCAGAACAGCGTGTCGTTCGGCTCGTTCCAGAGTTCATAGGCATCAATCCGGCCGACGTAGCGCGTGACAACTGCCGTCACCCAGGCGATCCATGCAGCCTCTGTCGGCGGGTTCGGGTTATACTGGCTACCGCCCGTACTGGACCCCGCCGCCCAGTCCGGCGCGCAACCGATCCCATAGATCAGCTTTTTGCCGCGCTGATCTTTGGCGATGTTCACCACGTCGTCCAGCCGTGACCAATTATATACGCCATCGGCCGTGTTGATCAGCTTCCACGTCGTGTAGTTGTCCCAGATGCGATGCCAGATTTGGTTGACATCAAGGAATGGAGTCTGCGGCGGGATCGGCTGACTGCTGGCGATCCGATTGATGTGCATACCGAAAAAATCGGCAGGCACGCGCGCCCAAGGCTTGCCCTGAATCACGACACAAACGCCGAAGTCAGCAGCATTATGGTCTGCGGGGACGCCCCGTTGACGTATCGGACCCGATAATATTGCGCCGTGATTTGGACACTCAACTGCGCATTGCCTCCCGGCGCCGCGGCAATCGAGGGTCCCACTCTCCACGTCGCTGCGTCGGTGGACTTTTCAATGTAGAGCGTTCCCGCTTGATCCGTCCAGATCTCTGCCAGGAACGTGCGGTAACGCGTTCCGATGGACCCAGGAGAACCCTGATTGTTGCGGGCCTGCCCGGTGAAGACGTTGGTCGCTGGAAGCGTCGCTACGCTTTCGGTGTAGAAATAGCAGCCGCCCTGGATAGCCGCCGGCGGGGACTGGATCATGCTGCCGAAAACCGCCACCTGCGTGCTGCCCGCGGTGATCTGCCTGACGCGCATGTAGCGCGCAGCAACAGGGATGCGATATTTGATGGTCGAAACCAGCACTGCCGTGGCGGCAGGATTGCCGACCTGATTAATCGCGTAACCCGGCGCATCTTCCCAGCGATTGACGCCATCGATCGAACATTCGACGCGCAGCGAGGTGTTTGTGACCTGTTGAACCTCGACCACAAGCGAGCCGAACCCGGTTACATCCTGAAAAAACAGGATCGCGTCGGCAGCGGCGCCGGACTGAACGCCGAACGCCACCATGTCCTCAAATTCAACCTGCGTAGGCTCTGCCGGGTCCACGATCGCACCATCGAGCCCGACAGTCATTGCCGCGAAGACTTCGGCATGGGTGCCGTCCCCCATGTCCCGAAACCGCTTTTGCGTGCCCGGCGTCAATACATCCACCAACCTGTCCGCCACAGCTTTCACTCCCACAAAAAAGGGCGCCGAAGCGCCCGCGTTGTCACTGAATTTCCGGGCCTTACCCGCCGGCCCGCTGCGCCCGATCGATCGCCGCCTCCGCCCGCGCCGCGGGGATCTCGAAGTCATCGGGGAAGGCCAGCGCCAATATGCGGTCGGCCTCCGCCAGCGCCCTGTGCTGAGGATCGATGCGGATCAGCGCGGCGGCGACATGGTTGAACGCCCTGCGCAGCCCCATATTCTGCTGCTCCACCTTATCCACCCTGCCCAGCGCACCGGCCAGCTGGCGCATGATCTCCTCACGGATCGCCTTCCATTCCTGGTCGGCCCGCTCTTCCTGCACGTCCAGCCGGGCCGCCCGCCTCTCCGACCATTGCGTCAGCCAATTGATCAGCCAACGCAGGCCATACAGCCCGCCCCCCAGGCCAGTCGCCCCCGCCGCCACCTGCACAGCATCCTCGATCAGTTTTCCTTCAGGCATCCGCGGCGTCCTCCAGCGCGGCAAGCCGCCGCTCCTGCGCGGCGATCAGGAAGAAGGCCAGCTGGTCCGGGCGGATGCCGCAGCGGTCGCCCGCAGGCTGCGCCGCGCGGCCCGGCATCGCCGGCGTCACGACATTGCCGGCGTCATCCAGCACGGCCGGTCGCGGCGCGATGGCGGGCACAGCCTCCCATGCGTCATGGCAGCACCAGGCATAGCGCCGCCAGTCCAGCCCTTCCTCGTTCATGATGGCAAAGACGCGCTGCGCCCGCACGCCGATGTGAAGGCGCGCGCCATCCTCACCCTTCTCCGCGACGGCAGCCAGCCATTGATAGCCGCCGATCTCGCGCGCGATGCGACGGGCGGCCCGGAGTTCGGCGGCTGTCAATTCGCCGCGCCAGGCCTTCTCGCGCTCGTCGGATGTGTTGATGGTGCCGGTGCCAGCAAACACTGTTGTCCAGCGAGCAAAAGGTAGGCCAAGCGCATTGGTGGCATTATCGAGGCCGGAATAAAGATTACCGGTCATGTCGAGCGTCAGCTTGTCGAAATATGATCCGCCACCGACGGCCTGGAACTTCAGGGAGTGTGATGTTCCGCTTTCCTGGCCGACAAACCATTCCGTCGTGGATCCGCCATTATAGACACGGAAACCTGCCCGACCGTTGTCATAGGAATAGACGACGCCAGTGACATGCAGCTTCTCCAGCGGTGTCACGACATCCGCCCCGAAATTGCCGTTCGCGGCACGCTTCAGGAAAGTGCTGCCCGGAGCATTTATCCCCGCACCGGCACGCGCCAGCACAAGCACGTCAGTGTCCAGCAGATAGCCGGTGTCTGTAAAATCACCCCAATCGACATCAGGCATCGGATCGCCCTCCCTTCATTTGTGGCAGCGCGTTTTCAGCAGATCGGCGTGAACACGGGGATGGCGGTGGGCAGGCCTTCGCTGGTGCGCAGGTTGCCGCGATAGGGCTCCATGGGCCGCTCGTTGACGATGCGGACCTTGTACCCCGCGCGCCGCGCCTTTCGCGCCGCCTTCTGCGCCTCGAACTCCGCGATCTTCACGCGGGCGCGGCCGAAAGTGTCGTTCCGGCAGATGGTGTCGGGCACCACATAGATTGTCAGCGTCTTGGGCGCTTCGGCAAGCGCGGGCATGGAAAGCAGGCACGCCAAAGCGCCCAGCAGGATTGCCAGGTGTCGCATAGTCATTCTCCCTTGGTGGTCGGTGGTGCGGGCGGCCCTATGCCGCCCAGTTCACTTCGGATGCGGCCAGGATCGCGGCGAAGCCTTCGGCCGCGCGGATCTCCGCCTTGGCGGCCTGTCGCTTGCCCTCGACATGGGCATAGGCCAGCGCCCATGCCGCGTGCGCCTCAGCCACGGCCGCGCGTATCACCTCGATATCAACGCCGGTCGCCGCTGCCTCCGCCCCGATCAGGTCGGTGGCTGTCGAGCCAGCCAGTTCCGCGGCCTTCAGCGCCTGCGCTTCGGTACGCGTCGGATAATACAGCAGCGCCGCCGCATCGATGCGCGCGCAGTAGAATTCGGCGATGGCAGGCCAGTTGATGCCCGCGCTGGAAAGTGCGTTCTGCGGAACGACAATGATGCCGGTGCCTTCGGCCAGTTCCTGACCCGCGGCATGCCCGTCTGCACCAGAGCCGGGCCACAGCATGGCGCCACTCTCAAGGTCGAAGATGAAATTATATTCGGTCATGATGCCTTCTTTAGTTCGAGGATGATGAAGACGAGATTGTCATAGCCGGCAGGATCATGACCGGCCGTCTGATTGGAATCGGCGGACAGGGCCAACTCCCATGTGTGCGACCCGGTCAGTCCACTCACCTTGCCGATGGCGGAGAAGGATTTCGGCTGCGGCGTTCCCGATTGGGCGGTCGTGATGATGAAGGCCGGAATGTCGTCCACAGAGCCATCCCGGCGGAGGCGTGCCCTATAAATATTGGGCACCGGGGAGTCTGCCGCCGTGGCAACGCCGGAGATCATCAGCACCAGCGTCGAATTGGCGTCATAGGGCGTATAGGTGATGCTTTGTTTCGTGCCGTAACCGGACGTGATCGAACCGGATGACGGCCCGGCCGTGGAGCTGCTGCCCGCCGCGCCGACGGCAATTGCAGGCGTGTTCACCTGATCCGGGGCCACCCCGCCGCCGCTGTTGATCGTGCCGGCGACATCATCGGCCGTGATCGATCCCACCGGCGTCCCGGATGGTGCACCCGCCGTCGCCGTCGCCACCCATGCCGCTCCGGACCATCGGCTCAGAACCTTGGTGCTCGCGCGATACCAGAGATCGCCCAGCGCCGTGGCCGTCGGCGTCGTTTCACCCAGGAACGTCGTAACCTTGCCATCGGCCGTCGCCTGCGCGCCGGCGGCGGCGGTGATGGCGGAGGCGATTCCGGTGTCCTGCGTGACCACGAAGGTCGTGCCGTTATGGCGATAGAGCTTGTTGCCGTCGTCGACATCGAACCACAGATCGCCCTCCGACGCGCCGGTCGGCATCGTGGTCTGGTAATAGGTCTCCACCTTGCCATCGGCGACGGCCTGAGCATTCTCGGCAGCCGTCAGTGCGTCCCCGATCGCCGCGATCTGCGCGGCGGTGGCACCATAGGTCGCGATCGGCACCCACGCCACGCCGCTCCATTGATCGACCTGTGGCGGACTGGTGTAGAGCCGATACAGCAGATCGCCGAAACCCTCCGCCACCGGCTCCGGGTCGCTGGCGGAGAACATGGTATAGGCCTGCACCTTGCCATCCGCCGTCGCCTGCGCGCCAGCTGCATCGAGCAGGGCCTGGCCGATCCGCTGATCGCTCGCCTCCGTCCACGGCAGCAGGATGTGGTCGCCGGCCAGCGTGATCGCGTTCCCACCGATCGAGATGCGACCTGTCCCGGCCAGACGGATATATGTGCGACCCGTGGATTTGCGGATCCACATGTCGTTCTGTTCGCTCTCGGCTGCAGAAGGGGCGGCTTCCTGATAGAAGATGGCGCGCTTTCCATCAGCGGCCGCGACTGCGTCCGCAATCAGGATCTCGAGCCCGTCACTCGGCGTCGTAACTGCCGTCAGCGTCGTGTATGGCCCGATACGCTCTTCAGACTGATAGGCGATCCCGACTTCATATTCCGCGCCGCCGGACAGGGGGCTGATCACCTGCCGGATGATATTTGCGGATGGGAACTTGCCTGCATCCTGCCAGTCCGCCGTGCCGACAATCCGATAGCGGATCAGGATGCTGTCCGCACCGGGCCACTCACTTGCGCCGCTCACCAGCAGCGCCGGATATCCAGCGCCAGTCGTCGTGCCTGTCACACTCCACAAGGCCGCGTCGGGTGCCGGCGGCGTCAGATCCGGCGGAGTCAGGCTGAACGGCGGCGGCGCGACGGTAGTCTGCCCCAGGGCAAGCGCATGCTTGCCGGTCGTCTCCGTCTCGGCCGTGAAGCTCACCCGCCCGGATGCAGGATCCAGCGCAACCTCGTGCAACAGGATCGGCTGCGCGTCGAGCCCTTCTTCGGGCACGTCCAGGATGATGCAATCGCCTGTCTTCAGGCCTATCCACTCCGGGCCGGCAGTGAAAGTAATCGGCCCGGCCTCGCGGCTGTTGACGATTTCATAGGCAGCGAGCTGGGCGGCCTGCAACGGATCCTCGCCTGCTTCGCGCTGCACGAGCGGAAGGTCGATTTCCTTGGTGCGCGGCCTACCATCAGCTGTGACATATGCGGCGAACGAAACCGGCGATCCGCTGACAACCTGCCAGTCGCTCTCCTCGTCGCGAAAACGCGGGATCGCGGTGTTGAAGCGGGCCGTCCGCGGCTTCGTCGTCGCGATCGACAGGCTGTCGAGCAATTCCGGGCCAGTGATGGTCGCGATCGGGATCCGCGGCGCATTGACGCGGCATCCGATCATGGCGCCCGTCTTGGTATATTCTGCGCCGGCCGACTGAAGCATGCGCTTCAGGATATCCAGCTTGCTATCCGACGACCATTCGACGCCACCGCATTTCCACCCGTTGGCATCCGCGACATTCGCCGCCTCTACGAAGTCGGACACGCGGATATTCTGGACTGGCGCGCCGATGCCCAGCGTCCGCTTGCCGTTCTGCCACCGGCCGAGCGTCCAGGTCAGCGCATGCAGCGCACCGTTCGACGTCCACTCATAGGTGCTTTCGTCCAGCGCGCGGTGTGATCCCGACCCGCCAGGATAAGTGCTGTCCTTGCGGGGGTCGTAGCAGAGCGCCCATTTGCCGATCCAGGCAGGCTCCGGCACACCCGAGGGGAACAATTCCCCCTGTTTGTTGAAGCGCAGGCACCACATAGCATGCGTCATGCCGCTCAGCTTGTGGGCGCTCGTCCAGCCAGGCGCGGTGCCACCGCCCAGGCTCAGCGCGATCGCCGACGCCTGCGGCCCGCCCAGGTGAAGCCTCTGGGCCATGTAATCGCGATATTCGCCCAGCACATTGCCGCTGCCATCGAAAGTATAGGCAACGCCATCGGCCTTGAACTGCTCGATGCTGTGGATCTGGCCGCATGCGCCGAGCAGCACGCCGAACCACAGAAGATCGTCGAACTTGGTGTAGCCGGGCCGGCTGTTCGTCTCCGCAAAGATGCGCAGGCCGGACATGCGGGTGCGCCCGATTGGATAGGGCAAGCCGGATTGCGGATTGGTGGCAAAGCTCGTCTGCGAGCCCTGCTGGGTGAATTTCGGCTTGAACGCGACGGCGCTGACAATGGAGAGCGCGCCGGCCGCGAGTGATGCATAGGTGCCGACCGTCAATGCGGTTGAAGCGATCGCCGCCGATGTGGCAGCGCCAGCAGCCGCCGCGCCCGATCCTGCCGCCGCACCGATCAGCCCGGCATTGGCGGCAATGCCCACGCCAGTCGCGGTCAGGGCCACCACGGCAATAACGATGCCGGCGATCGCTATCGCCTTCATGGCAGCATGTTCCATGCTGCGATCGGCACACTGGGTTGGAAGATCACGGTTCCAGGGTGACTCTCATGAAAGCAGATGATGCGGCCATTGCCCACACAGATTCCGAGCGTGCCGAGCGGATGATCGCCCTGAATCTCCATGACGTCGCCGATCATGGCCGCGGCCGGCGCGATCCGGCTAATGCCGTGACCATCCATGGCTTGCCTCAGATTGTCATAACCGACACGGCGCAGCGCTGCCTGCGCGCCGATCAGCGTCCGGTAACTGCCGGCCTTCGACAGTGTGACTTTCCAGCCCATCTGCTTGGCATGAAAGGCGACCATGCGGGCACAATCGACGACGCCCAGGCGGAATGCGCGCGTCTGAAACTTGGCCACGGTGGCCTCCGTCGCCTTGTGGCGAATTTCGATGGGGGTCATCAGCTCAGCCTTGATCTGATCAGATTGGCATATTCGGTGGTCAGCGCGCCGATGCGGCCAAAGCCGCCCTGCGTCACGCCGTTGGGCCGCTTGGCGCCCCAATACAGGTTCTTGTCCGTGCCGGTCATGAAGCTGAGCCCGAGCTCGCCGGGCCAGATGGATTGATGCCAGCCATCGGAGGCGCGCACGCCCTCATCGATGTCGAACAACCGCTCCCAGACTGAAACGACGGTGAATTTCAGGACGCGCCGGCCATTTTCGCTGATCGTCAGCGTCGGCACATCGACTTCACCCAGGAACTTGACCTCCGGTGTGCCGATTGCATTACCCGTATAGGGATCAATCGCGGCAACGATCACGGAAACCTGCGCTCCCTGCATCGTCGAATTGGCCAGCGTCGCGGCCGCGCTGGCATCGGACGGATGGATCTCGATCTCGATCTGCGGCGCTTCGTCGTCCAGATTTTCGGTTAAATCGGAAATGCTGGCGAGCACGCCGAATGTTTCATCCCGGCCGACGAAGAGATGGCCGTTAAGCGGGATTTCCGCCGCGCCATCCAGCAAACGCAGCGCATAGCCAGGCAACAAGATCTCGACCGCTCCGACGATGGTCGGCGCGGGAGCGGCCAGGGCCGCCTGCAACGTGGGGTCCATTTAGCCGGCCTCCACCACCGAGAAAGAGACATCGACCATCTTGTCGACTGACATCCGCCAGCTGAGTTCTTCGCCCGGAAGAACGAAGCCCTCGATCATTGGCAGGAGCAATTCGACCACGTCGTCGACAGACAGGCCCTTGCGCAGCATAGGGAAGATCGAGGCAGTCACGGTGCCGCCGCCCGAAGCGGCAACGTCGGCCGTGAACATGTGGACGTAGCGCCGGCCATTATGGATGATCGAGAAGAACTGGCCCTCGCGGATGGGATAGCCCGCCGGCAACCCTTTGAGCGGAATCGCCATGCCACCGGTGACGGTCGCGGCGATCGCCGGCGATCCGGTCGCGCCGGGGTTGAAGCCCAACAGCGGCCACCGCATGCGCAGGCGATCCTGCCGCGCCTGCAGCAGACGCGACACCAGCACCATGCCGCGATCGCGATACAGCTTCGGCGGGATGGTGACACGCAACCCGAAACGATTGCCGACGCGATTGATGCGCTGCTCTTCCCCGCCCAGGAACGGCGTCAGCACACCGCCGAAATCGCGCAGGAAGGGCGTAGCGTCGTTCGGCACCATGTCGTCGGGCAGGACGATGATCGTCATACCATGCGCCTCGATGTCCGGCGGGCGATCGTCTTCTGCGCGTCGGCGCTCGCCGCCTGCGATCCCGCGACGACCATCGGCGCCGCGACCGCGCCGGCGCGCTGGTCGACGATGACGTCGAACATATCGCCCTTGACGACCTGCACGCGCAGGCCACCACCTGGCCGGTTCAGATAACCGCCAACGCTGGTTGCGCCGACATAACCGCCACCGCGATAGCCGCGACGCATGGCTTCCAGATTGGGCACGCCGATCGCGGCCGTGCTCTGAGCATCGAACACGAATTCCCGTCCATGCACATAGCCGGCGATCTCTCCCACCCCGCCCCATCCGGTGAAACCGCCATTTTTGTGGCCCGGCAGTGCCTTGCTGGCATTGAGGTTGCCCTGGATGCCCTTGCCGAACACACCGAAGCTGCCCAACTGCGAAAACAGGCCCAGCAGTCCATTGAGCACACCGAAGACATTGCCGCCCTGGATGCCCCGCGTGATATCCTCCAGCGAATAGAGGATGTCGTGCGCCATCGCATCCCAGCTCTCAGAGATCTTGCGCGTCTGTGCGTTGGTGTTGATACCCAGATCCGCCAACATCTTTTGATAATCGAGCGCGACCCGCGATGCTTCCGACATCCCGCCGACGGACGGCGTCAGGTCGCTGATCTGCAGAGGTGTATCGAGCCCGGACCTCAGCAGTTCGGCCATCTCCTCATAGCCCTGATTCTGCGCGATGATGGCATGTTGGATGTCCCAAGCCTTCGTCAGGCGATCTTCATCCAGCTTGGGAAACTTCTGTTCCAGATCCCAGCGCGATTCCAGCAGGTCAGCCTCATAGGCATAGCCCTGCTGGCGCAACGTCTGCAGCTGCAGCTGCTGCTCCTGCTCTTTCGTCCACTTTTCATATTCGGCGGTCAGCTTCTCGGCATCGGACAGGCCTGTTTTCTTTTTACTGCTGCCACCGCCGCCGGCCATCAAACCATCCAGCGCAGAGGATTCGAGGGTAGCCGATGGCGGGATGGTTTTGGGAGCGCGCGACCGTGCTGTAGCGGCAGCGCGGTTTAGCAGTCTGGATTGCCGTTCGACTTCGCTCACATAACTGCGCTCATCGCCCCCTATCGCGCCAGGAGCGCGGCGAACGCCGAACAAGCCATCCGAGCCCGTTGCATTCGCCTGCTTCTTAAAGTCCTTGAGATTTGCAACAGCCTCAGCCAGTTGCTTCTTTCGGAATGCCACATCCATATTGGCATCGATAGCCGATTTGGAAAATTCATCGCCCAGCGCATAGCCCGCTACCGCGCCTATGCCGGCGCCGATCACGCCGGCGCGAGCGCCAGCTGCCGCACCTGCCAGCGCTGCGGATAACTTGGGCCATTCGTTGATGAATTTGATGGACTCGATGGTTAGCGATGTCAGAGCGTTCGCAAGCGACAGGATCGAACCGGCATTCTGTGCGACTGCGCGCGAGATATTCGCCTCCAGCTGCATCTTCATTTCAGCGATCTTGTCAGCCGCAGCATCTGCCGCCGGAACAAGATCATCCTCCAGAACGATACCGAGGCTTTTGGCCGTGTCCCGCATCTCACCGATCGCTGCGCTGCCTCCGGAAAGTAGTGTATCCAGTTGCTGTCCTGCCCGGCCGAACAGCGCAACCTCGACCGCTGCGCGTTTGGTGGGATCGGGAATTTTCGCGATGGCATCCGCAAGCCGCGGCAGGACCTGGCTGGCATTGAGAACCTGACCTGAAGAGTCGCGGATCTTCACATTGAGCCGGTCGAAGATCTCCGCGCTGGTTTTGCTGCCCAACTGGGCCTTGCCCAGGGTCTGGGTAAACTTGCCTAGACCCTTCTCCATCTCCTCCTGGCTCACGCCGACCTGCGTCGCGGCATAGCGATAGACCTGAAGGTCTTCGATCGTGACGCCCAACTGCTGGCTGACTTCACCCAGTCCAGCGGCATAATCCAGCGCTGCCCCGCCGATGCGCAGCCCTTCGGTCACGAGGAAGGCGCTGGCCAGCGCCTTGATCCCGTTGCTGGTGAACGACGCGGCGGACTCGATCTGCTGCAGCGATTTCTGCATGCGCGCCGCCTCACTATTCAGGTTCTTCGCGGCCCTGCTGATATTGGCGTTGAAGGCTGCGGTCTGCGCGATCAAGTCGACCGTCAGGCTACCAATTTGTGCCACTTTCTGCCTCCACTTCGCGGTCGACGGCAGCACTCGCGCACCCTATGCAGGATGCACGGAGTAAGCTGATGTCGATATTTTTCTATGTTGTCGGGGTGCTTTCAGCCTTGATCGGGCTGTGGCTTGGTAATCATGCCATCGGCATGGATGTCATCGTGAGGACGGATGGCGCGGATATGGCCAACTTTCACCTGATGCAGATGCAATCGATCGAGTTTCAACTTTGCGGGGCAATGCTAACGGTTGCAGCCATCTTTATCGTCGGCGGAGCCATTATTCAGCATCTGCACACGCGGCTCTAGCAGCTGCTCGGTCAAGCAGCCGGTCAATTGCCGCCTCCTGATCATCATCAACGTCGAAGCGATCTTCTGGGAAAAGCAGAAACCCAGCCATTTCAACATTGCCCTTAACGTGCGGCGCCTGACTGGCGGCAGCAACGACCGCGGCGCGCAGATCTGCGCGTTTGTCACCGAATGGCTCGATCGCAGCATCATAGGCCATCCATTCGACCAGTTCAGCATGGTCGAGCCGCTGCTCGAGTTCGCGGACAGTGCAGTGGAGTGCGAGCGCGAGCCGGAAGCGAAATCGCCGGCCCACGCTCTCCTTCAGTTTTTTGCCGCGTCCTCGAGCGAAGCGGTGTCCATCCGGTTCTCGGCCGTCACCTGCCGGGAAATATCCCGGAATGCCAACGCTTTCATCTTGAGAAGCGTGGGCACGTCGTCGGCAGTGAACAAAGGCGTTCCGTCCGCATCGACGATAGCCATAGTGAGCAGATAAGCACCGCTGTTCTTCTCGATCGTGGCGAGCCGATCGACCTCCTCGACAGAGAGCTTGCGAACGAATGCCCCAGCAACGCCCTTGAGCGGAACGAGCTTGCCCTCTTCGGCCAGGGCAAGGATGGCGCGGCGCGGATCAGGGTGCTGCGACACGAGTGATCGCTCCCGAGATGCGCAGCGTACCGTTGAACGGCACAGCGGCGTCAACGCCGGCGGAGACATCGGCAAACTTCTTCACTACCGCCTTGAAATAGCGGATGGCGCCGGTCGACATGGTGATCTTGATCCAGCGCCGCTGCTGCGACAGACGCGCATCGTGCATCTCGATCTGACCCAGATCAGTTTCATTGTAGAAACCGCTGATGGTGACGCTGCCGCTGTCGGGCACGCCCATCAGAAATTCCTTTTCCGCCGAATCGAGGTTGGTGGTGTCGATTTCGGCAGCCTCGCCATCGGGTTCGCTGATACTGGATAGCTCTCCCACCTTCGCGAAGGTTGCGGTTGCATATGCCGTCGCATCTGCATCCTCATTGGAGATGTGAAGGGTTGTACCCTTCGCCTTGATCGCCATGCCTAGTTCCTTTCCTGCCAGATGAAATAATCTGTAATCACGCCCCACTGGCGCGTTTCTTCGTCCAGTGACGGATCCAGTTGATTCTGAAATGTGCCGATGCTGACGCCATCGACCGGCTCGATGGCGTCACGAACCACCCCTGCAAGCTCAAGCGCCCCCAGGGCTGTGGATGCCCAGCAGTTGGTCTGCATTCTCACTTGATCAAGGTTGCCGCCACCCGTCAGGTGGCCGCTCTGCGTCGTCCCAGCGCGCTGAAATGTCACATAAGGGCAGGCCACGCCCTTACGCGCACCTGTCGGGAATATTTTGTCCGCCACGATCGCAGCGACGGGCGGCGCAGCGACGAGCGTCGCCGGCAACATCTCCTCCGCGAGCGCCAC